ACCGTTGAGGTCTTTGGGGTGACCTGGACTGCTAGGCACCAGACGACCTGCTTTTCGCATTCCATCAATGGAGCCTTTCACACATACTGGGTCAAAGATTGCATCATCAGATATATCTTGTTGTTGATAGACCAAGGCCCAGGTAGAGGCGTCCATAGCTTGACGCTCGTTATATAAGTTGCGTCCATTCCAGCGAGGATATAATCCTTCTTCTGTCTTTTCAGATTCTTCTTGACCATCAAAGGGTTGATCTGAATAAGGCCAGAGGGTAACCCACTTATCAGGGTTCTCATTTGATTCAAGTAAAGCTGGCATTGCTAGATAGGTCCAAGGGACTAAACCACCAGGGTATCTATCAGCATTACGTAATTCTCTATAGAGGTCTACCGCTGATACGCGGGTACCGATAACAATTAACTTACCAGTAGGGTTAAGACGGGAACGTACATCTTGGGTAAGCCACTTGATTTGACGTTCAAAGTCATTGGCATTAGAAAGGGTAACTGCGTCGTCTATTAGAATCATATCGGCACGCTTACCGTAAATCTGACCGCCGATACCGACAGCTTCTATATTTGGGTCCTTCTCAGATGACTCACGGAGTTCATCACCGAAGGTAACGCGGGTAGCCTGCCAAGAGGCTGTCTTAGATTTGAACCCAACCCCAGCGGCATATGCCTGCTGTAGTTCTTCGTACATTGGATGCGTCAGTCGCTGCTTAATAGCATAAAGGAAGTCCGCGGCTAGACGCTGGGTTTGGGAAACTATGAGAACTCTAAAGTTCGGGTTATTGACAATCTTCCAGGTTACATAGTCAACTGTGACTGTCATTGACTTGGCGTGGTTTGGAGGAATGTTGATAAGGATGCGGTTATTAGCTAAACCCTTTTCGTACTTCATCGAAGGATGAAGCCAGGCAGGTTGGCTGCCTTCTATAACATCTATCAGGTTCTGCTGATGAGGAAAGGTTTTAGACTTGAGAAAGCGCTGTCTAAATTCTGCAAAGGTAATATCATTAAGGGTTTGCTCTATGAAAGAGGAACCGCGTAGGCCTAGCCTAGTTCTGTCTACCTTGTCCTTCCAGACAGGGTCAGTACGGCGGTAATACTCATAAGACTTGTAGGATCTACCAGCGGAGGCTACAGCTTGCTCTACTGTCATACCTTCTGCGATAGCAGAGAGGATAACTCGTTTGGCTATCTCTGCTGTATTTTCTGGCATTTTGTCCTATCGGATTTTGGGTAGAACTATCCCCACTAAAAGAGGTGCTTAGCACCTCACTACCGTTCGGCGCTTCGCCCCTTGGGGGCGCTTACTGCTACTTCCCTAACGGGCGTAGCGTAAGCGAAGCTATAGCCAGGTAGACCTGTGCGCCTTGTCTACCTGTCTATACTGTATTAGGCAGGAAAAAAAAGCGGTTTCCCGCTTTTGTTTCATAAATCTTTTATTTGTGACGAAAGTCACTAATAAATACGGACAAACTATGACAGTAGTAAAGGATCCATCAACTTTAGTCGAGATATTTATAGAGGGTACATAACACCTCACGCGCTGGGTTTAATCACCTAGGGTTGCCTCTTTCACGCCTACGCAACGCCTCACGCGTTGCTCTATCTATGAGGGAAAGTGGGGAAAGATGGGGGAAAGTGGAAGGGCTGTCTAACCCATCGGCACTCTCCTCGCCCCTAATAATTCTCTCCAGCCTTATTTAATAAACCGCTATCCGATAGCCCTGCCCTGCCCTGCTCTCAGCCCTCAACCTCAAGTGAAGGTTTACAGTTCTAATTGTTCAACTAAACTGTTGCTAAATAGAACAGGCGTTCGATTATAACGATTAGATAACAATAAAGAAATCTGCCCTAAATGGATAGAAGAGCCTTACCTATCTGTTATCCTCTACCTAGTGGGAAATACCCGCTAAGTGAAAGGATAAATAAATGAAGAAAATGAGCGTAAAGTTTCAAGTTTTAGTTAATGAAGATGAAGCAACTAATTTTGAATACTTTCTAAATGATTTGCTAGTTAGTTCTGTTCTCCCTGCTTTATCTGCTCAATTAGTGCCACTAACCCTAGAAACTAAGAAAGCGAGAAACTAGAAATGACGCTAGAACAAGCAAAAAAGATAGTAGGAAACCAACCTAATTGGGCTCTTAAAAATATGGTAAAGGCTCTCAAGATGATGCCAATACTTAACACCGCGCAAGATGAAGAAAGACTAGCCGCCGCGCTTGTCGTGTTGAAATCAAGAAAGGGTAAGTAATGAGCAACTACGATAAAGAGACCGCGCAAGCGGTCTCATCATTTCTTTATCTTAAACAAGCAATGGAAGAGATAGCAAAAACAGTAAAGGAAAGAGCAGAACAACAAGAGAGAGAGGGTAAGTAATGAAAGCGACACTTAAAGAAATCGCCCTAGAAATGGGCTATGAAATGGAGAAGATAGAAGAAAGAGAGGAGATGACCTTTCTAAATCTAGATGAGCGCTACGCGGTAATAGGCGATGAGAAAGGGCTACACCTAACCGATTTAGTATCGTGGGCAAGGTTTAGCCCTATCAAAATCGGCAGAAAATCAAGCATAACACGCAAGGGATTAGAGTTTCAGATCGCGCAACTAAGGCTCTACAAAAAGCAAAAAGGCTTGGCCTAGTGCTTGCCTTTCCTCGTAGGGTTATACTATCCTACGGGGGAGGGGAGGAACTAGCCTCCAATTATGAAAGGATAAGAAATGGAAATCTGCTTGGTTTGTTCATCAGATAAAGATGATAATGGCTTGGTAGTCTGCTCATCTTGTGATTCTGTTGATTTTGTTCCTGTTGATTCAGATGGCAGGGCTTGCGGTGCTTGCGGTGATTTCATCGTTGAGATAGATACCGCCCGCCATAACTGCTCAGAAGAAAGAACTATTCAAGACCGCTTGATGAAAGTTATTGAAATCTTAAAAACGCCAGAAAGTAGCGATGATATCTGGTGGTGTATCGGAGAACTAGAAACCCTAATAAAAGACATCAATTCAGAAAGGAAAGGATAAGAATATGACTACAGAACAAAAGACTTGCGCTCAACGCATAGATGAGCAGATGAAAGGCAGGGAGGAAGATATCAAGGCCCTGTTAGATAATCCCGATAGCGACTGGGGAAGAGATGACCTTGCTTTATCTATTCAAAAGCGGGAAGTGGTTGAAATCTGCCTATCTTGGGGAGGCCCTGCCGATTATGTGGAAATACACCTAACAGAAGGGGAAGTAGATAAAGTCCTTTACCGCTTTTCCGACTGGTTCGACACCGCAACACTTGAAATAGAGAAGGATTCCCCTCTCTACACTTACGCGATGTTTCAACTAGAAATGATGAACGCATAATGAGGGGCAAGTGGGCGATTAAGGCGGTTTTCATAGATGAGAAAGGGGAGGAAAAGGGGCTGACTATCTATGAAGAACGCCTTTTTAATTCGGAGAAGAGAGCGATAAAGGCAATTAACGACAGTTATGGCGAGGAGTTAGTCCAAGCCTGTGAGATAGATGTAGAGACAGAGGAAGATTTAATCGGGCTCATCTTTGATGACCTGATACCGATAAAGAAAGAGGAGGCGAGCGCGTGAGCGATATCTTTGAACTATCTTTCAGATGGCAAGATGGGGCAGTTCAAGTCTTAATCTATGCCCTAGTAATCTATCTAGGGCTAGTAATCATAAGCAAGATAACCGATAAGAGGGAGAGAGAGGGCAAGAGATGAAGCACTATCACTACATAGTTAAATGGAGCGAGGGGGAGGGCTGGCAGATAGATCCCGATACGGAGAGCGCTAACTTCCCTAATGGAACTATCTTTGATGAGAAAGAAGGCTGGCAATTCGGTTATCTAGGAGAGGGAGAGTTCAACGGGAAAGAGGAGGAGCTATCACAGGCTCTAACTAACCTGCTTGATACTGCTAACACTAACGAGAGAGAGGATAAGAGATGAACTACATCAAGAACGAGAAGGGAAGGCTGGTCTGTTGCTCTTGTGAGCGAGACATAATGGAGCACCACAAGAGGCGGTGTCCATATGCCTAAGACAAAGTATGAGCCAGAGATAGATGATCTAATCAAGATGAAAGAGGAGGAGGAAGGTAATGGCTAAGATGACTAAGGAGGAGTGGCTCAAAGACATACAAGAAAATGGAGATGATGGCACAGGATACTGCGATTATCATTGTGAAGGTTGCCACGAGTGCGCTGGCAAGACAGAGGAGGAAGCAAGTGAATAAGGAATACTATCAAGCTAAGGCAGACCTATGTCGAGGACTAGCAATAAAGCAAATGGTGGAGGGGGAGGCTGGCGAGGCAGGTAAAAACCTAATTCGTATGGTCAATGCCCTAAATCAAATCAACTTAATCAACTACAAGGAGGAGAAGGATAATGAAGCCAGTTAAGTTCTATGAGATAACAGAGAAAGAGGGCCAAGACGCGGTGTGGGGTGGCGCTAGCGCTACCGAAGCGGTGGAGTGGTTCAGAAGGGGGCTAGATAGGAGGGTCTTTGTATCTATTTGGAACGAGGAAGATCCCGAAGAACCTGTTTTGATGGTTGATAAAATTGAGGTTAGCACCTTGCTCTTAGCTACCATAGTAAGTGAGAGGGGGAGAGCGTGAGAAGTGGATACTGCTCTGGTTGTAAGAGATCAGCGCTACTGATTAGCGAATACTGCGCCTCTTGCGAGGCTAGATACGAGGGAGAGGGGGAGGAGTAATGATATTTCTAGGCGTAATAGTGGCTACCATAATTGCCTACCTGCTCATAGTATGGGAGGATAAGCTCAATGAAAACAATAGATAAACGCAGAGCCTACTCTGAGAAGAGAGCAGTATGGCTACGCAACTACCAGAGGGCGAGAGCGAGGGCTTTAACACGCCTTGCTCAGCAGTATCCCGACCAATACAAGGATTTACTTGAGCAGGAGAGGTTAGCTGATGAGAGTATGGCAAAGACGTGGCTGGACATTACTGGCGCTACCAGTATTAGCTCTAGTCTTAGTGTTCTTACAGATAGAAACAACGACACACTTGGATCCGAGCAAGCCAACGCAGATAAGCAGAACGAAGGCAACGTGGGAGGAGAAGGGTGAGAACAGAAAACTGGCAAAGCAATACGCGTGGGTTGCGTTTGGTTGGAGAGGAAGAGAGTGGGAGTGCCTCCACTTTCTTTGGACCCGTGAGAGCAGGTTTGACCACCTCGCAAGCAACCAGCAAGGAAGCTCAGCTTTCGGAATTGCTCAGCTCCTTGGAGAGAGAAGTAGAGAACCTGCGATCCAAATACTGCGAGGCTTACGTTACATTGATAAGCGTCACGGAACACCTTGTAAGGCTAAACGCTTTGCTATTAAACACGGATACTACTAGACTAAAGGACAGCTAAGGGTTATTTATCCTTTCACTTAGCGTAAGAGGCCCCGCAGACCGAGAGTGCTAACTGCGGGGCTTTCTTATTTATCGGTGGAGTAGAAGCCCTTACCCTTAAAGTGGGAAGGAGGGGACTCCCACCTTCGGTTCAATGTCGAGGAACATTGAGGGCAGTCATACTCCACTTCGATATCGTGGATGCTGCGGATAACGAGGAGGACATTACCGCAGGCTGGACATTCATATTCGTATCTCATTGGTAAGGACTATCTCCGCCAAGATTATTCTGTAATTTACGAAGGGAACCTTGGCAACGCCTATCGGCGGTAGAGATAGCACACTCTAAGTATGAAGCTAACTCTTGGAGAGTAAGGTTCTCGTGGTATCTCTTGATGAGGATATCTTTATCAACTACATCTAACTTCAAGTATGCCTTCTTAATATCAATAAGCGTGGCGAGAAGGTTGCCACCTTCAGCAGGAGCAGACTGCTTCTTTGGTTGTCCATCATTGATAAGGTTCTGAGCTTGTTCTAAGACTGTATTATCTACAACGGAGGCGATAACGTGAGGGAGAAGTTGGGCGATAATTACTGTATCGTAAAAGGCTTCATCTCCAGGTTTATATCCGCTACGAACAGCCTTTTCTTTACGAGCATAGCGCTCGCAGTGGCGCTTCATCTGCCAAGCTATACGCTTTTCGTTGATGACTTTCTGTATGGTGTTCTCTTCACTAAGAAGAGTATCGTAGTGGGCAGATCGTGAGAGATACCAGGAGTAGCACTCTTGAACTATATCTTCTCTATCTACATAGCCACGAAACCTACGACAGATAGCAGTAGCTACACTTGGAGCTATATCAAGAATAGCTGGGTGAATATCAGTCATTAGGTTTCTTCTCGAAGAACATACTAGAGTTCATACATTCAGCAGATAGATAACGCGCTTCATTAAGGTCAATAATCTTAGCCTTGTATAGTTCAATGACATCATAGACATCATAAGGATAAACTTCTCTAGCAACTTTTCTTATCTTAAAAGGTTTCATTACTTATCCTCTGGCATCTCAGGCCAAGTCTTATCAAGGACCATCATTGCAATAGCAGAGTAGTTAAGTAGATCTAG